TACAACTGCAAATGGCTGTTGGAACGCGGAATGTTCATCACTCAAACTGCGATGGAAGAACTGGGCGACACATCGCAAGAGGTCGTGAAGACATGGCACCGAACGCCGGTCGTGGTGGGCATTGACCCGGCTCGCAAGATGGACTCCACGGTTGTCACCGTCGTATGGGTGGACTGGGACCGGCCCGACGAATTTGGATACTACGACCATCGAGTACTGAACTGGCTCGAAATTCAAGGCGATGATTGGGAAGAACAGTACTTCCAGATCGTCAACTTCCTCGCAAACTACGACGTGTTAGCCGTAGGGGTCGATGCTCAGGGCGTGGGTGACGCTATTGCTCAGCGACTGACGTTGCTTTTGCCTCGAGCCGAAGTAATTCCCCTGTTGAGTAATCAAAGTGAGCAGTCAAAGCGCTGGAAACACCTTCAGGCATTGATTCAACGAAAGATGGTGGGCTGGCCCGCGCACGCGAAGACGCGCAGGTTGAGGACATGGAAACGGTTCTTTCAACAGATGGTTGACGCCGAAAAAGTTTTCAAAGGACCCAACATGATGGTCGCTGCCCCCGATGAAGCACACGCCCACGATGACTACGTCGATAGCCTCGCAATCGCCTGCGCTCTAACCCAAGACCTTGTAATGCCCACCGTTGAGGTATCAAACAATCCCTTCTTCAAGTAGCAGTTAGCGCTGACGCCGCCCGTCGTTGCCAAGAGACTTAAACACGAGGACCTCACCCTCTTCCTGAAGGAGAAACATAAATGGCTTCGACCATCGGCCCTGCTCCGCAGTTCCCCGAAGATCCGGGCGCTGTATACGAGCGCAAGTTTGCGGCTGCTATCCCCGGACAGCGCGGCCCACTTAGGTTTGAAGAAGGTTTGTCGACCGACACCGACATTCCGAATGACTTCCAGAAGGGAGTCATGCAGGGTTTGATGACCCCTCCCGGTCGCCCAAACCACAACGTTAACGTCTTTGAGAAGTACCCCGAAGAGACCATGCAGGAGCGCGCACACGTCGGCTCTGCCGCATGGGTCGAGGCTCCGGCCTACCTCGGAGAGTTTGCTCGCGGCTCTTTCGCTGATTACGCAGAGGTGACCTACGAAGAGGTCATCCGTAACGGCGCCCGCCAGCAGCGTATGAACCCCGCGCTGGTCGTCGACTGACGCAGCGCCCGTAAGGCCTCGGCCCCAAGACATCCCTTGGGGCCGAGGTCGTATAGGAGAGCACCTATGGCACAGATTCCCGCAAACCAAAAACTGTGGAACATGTACGTGGCACAGGCCAAGGCCCGCTATCACGTATGGCCTTCACCGACCGCTGCGAAGTGGGTACACGACCACTACACCCAGTCGGGCGGGAAGTTCGTTGCATCTGAAAAAGATGTGGACGAACGTTTCAAAGTCAAGAAGGACAAGAGAGAGGGTTCGACTAACCCGCGAACTCTCGTAAAGAAGAAGAAGAACAAGGACAAGGACTAAGGAGCCTAGGTGTCAATCGACTTCGCTCCTCCCTCATATCGCGCGGCCTCTTCTGACCTCACCATTTCAATCAGCCCTTTGGGTTTGGTTGAACTGGCCGATGAAGAGTTTGAGGTACACGGCCCCCGGCTCAACCGTTATTCATTGAACTGGGCCATGTACCTAGGGCACCATTGGAGTTATCGCCGCGAAGCCGGTGAATCCCAAATGGTCTACAACTACTTCAGGGCATTCACCGACTACATCATTAACTTCACCTTCAGCCGTGGCGTTCAATTTCGTTCGCCCAAAGAAACCGAAGCCATCGTCCCTGACGCACTCAAGCGAGTGTGGGAAGTTGACAACGACAAGGCGCAGGTTCTTTGGGAAATGGGCCAGCAGGGAGGCGTATCGGGTGACTGTTTCGTCAAGGTTGCTTACGAAGAGCCTTTTGCTGACAGCGTTGGTCGTGTACATCCGGGGCGAGTGCGAATCCTTCCGCTGAACTCGTCGTTCTGTTTCCCAGAATTCCATCCGCATGACCGTGAGCGTTTGACCCGGTTCAAATTGAAGTATCGCTTTTGGGGCACGTCGCTCGAGGGAACTCGTCAGGTGTACACCTACACCGAAATCTTGACCGATGACACCATCGAGGAATACATCAACGATGAGTTGATCGACTCGCGCCCCAACCCGTTAGGCATGGTGCCCATCGTTCACATTCCCAACGTGCGGGTGTCGGGTTCTCCGTGGGGACTGAGCGACTGCCACGACATCATCGTCTTGAATCGCAACTACAACGAAGTTGCTACCGACATCGCCGACATCGTGAACTACCACGCAGCACCGGTCACCGTTATTACCGGAGCCAAAGCAGCGCAATTGGAAAAGGGACCCAAGAAAGTATGGGGCGGTTTGCCTAAGGACGCGACGGTGTTCAACCTTGAAGGTGGTGGGTCGGGGCTGCAGGGCGCACTTCAATACCTTGAGGTGATCAAACGATCAATGCACGAAATGATTGGCGTTCCTGAAACAGCGCTGGGACAGTTGCAGCCCATCAGCAACACCTCAGGTGTGGCGTTGAGTATCCAGTTCCAGCCGCTGATGAACCGATACCAGCAGAAGATCGTGCAATACGCCGAAGGACTCGAGCGAATCAACGAACTAGTTCTTCTCACGTTGGCCTTTAAAGAACCGGACGTTCTTCGATGGGACCCGAACTCAAACACGCCGCTGAAGCCGATGCAAGTTGCTGCTCTTGATCCACAAGACCCAATTTCTTACCGCTCTATCTCGCACTTCCCACCTCCGCTTCCCCTAGACAAGTTGATCGCGCTCAACGAAATTCAAGCCAAAATGGCTCTTGGTTTGGAATCAAAGGAAGGTGCGCTTCGTACGCTGGGCGAAGAATTCCCTGACGAGAAGTTGACAGAGATTCGCGCCGAGTTGATGGACGATGCCAAGGCCGATGGCGTACTGAACTTGCTTAAGGCGCAGATCACCCAAGCAATCAATGATGCAACGGGAATGCTTGTCAGCCCTGACGGCACTGCAGTGCCTAATCCCGAACTCGATGCCGAAGGTAACCCGGTTGCGACCCAGCCCTCACAGGCACAGCAGATGAACATGGAAGAAGTGCTCGGTCTTCAAACCCAACTGCTGACCGATGCGTACGGAACGAAGTTGCCGCAACGCAGAAACCCCGACATTCAAGACTCTGAAGACAGCAAGAACTGACGCTTTAGCCAGACATCTGCCTTACAACTCGATTTGCTAGTACTACACCCATTCGGAAGGTCACTTGGGACACGGCTTCGGCCATTCGGACAAGACCACTGACACTCAAAGAGGAATGTAATGACGGTACCCAGTTTTGACACAGAAGCGTTTGTTGCCGAGGTTGAGGCAAGCACCGCTTTAGATAATCATTCGACTTTTACTCCTGAGGTTTCAACTGACGTGAGTGAGCGGTTCTACACCGAAGACGATCTTGCCCGTATCCGAGCGCAAGAAAAAGACAAGTTGTACCCGCAGGTCGAACGCTTGAAAGAAGAATTGTCTCTTTTGAAGAAGGAGCGCGACGAGCGCATCGCTGAAGAAGAGCGTCTTCGGGCAGAGGCAGAGGCAGAGGCTCGTGCCAAGGCCGAAGCAGAGATGGATGTACGAACCCTCCTTGAAACAAAAGAAAAGGAGTGGCAGGAACGGCTCGAGGCTGAGCGGCTAGAGCGCGAAAAGGCTTTTGCATTGCTCGATCACGAACGCCAGTTCCAAGAGGTGATGTCATACCGTCAGCAGCGACTTGCTGAAGAACAAGACAACATCATTCCCGAACTTCTCGACTTGATCTCAGGGTCAACCCCAGACGAGATTGAATTGAGTATTGCAGGACTCAAGGAACGGTCATCCCGCATCCTTGATTCAGCGCAGTCTGCTATGCAGACGGCGCGTCGCGATATGGCGGGTTCGCGGGTTACCGCCCCCGCCGCCGGACCTTTGGACACTAATTCGGACAACCAACAGTTCACTCCGGAAGACATTGCCGGAATGTCGTTCAGCGATTACGCCAAGCACCGCAGCAAGTTGTTGGGGCAAGCCTCAGCAACTCGCAATCAGGGTCTGTTCGGCTGAGGCAAGTCCCACCCAACCCGACGTACTCCCTAGGAGATAAAACATGGCTAACGCCATCACCGGAACCGGATCGCTATCCGGTTCACCCACCGCCTACAGCGGTGCCAACAGCCACCTCACGCAGGCCATCCAGACCATCTGGTCAAAGGAGATCCTGTTCCAGTCCATGCCGATCCTGCGCTTCGAGCAATTTGCTGTGAAGAAGACCGAACTTGGTGTGGCCCCCGGACTGCAAATTAATTTTATGAGGTATAACAACCTCGGCGCTGCCTCGCAGTTGACTGAAGGTGTCCGCCTGAGCACCAACGCGCTCACCGCTTCACAGTTCAGCATCACCGTCGCCGAACATGGCTACGCAATTGCTGTCTCTGAGTTGCTTCTGAACGCCTCGTTCGATGACGTCATGGCCTCGGCCTCGCGCCTACTCGGTCGCAACATGGCCCTCTACCTCGACGGCATGGCCCGCGACACCCTACTCACCGCCACGTCGACCATCTACGGTTACAGCGGCGGCGGCGTTTACACCAACGCTAACGGTTTCTACAACACC